TTTACCCTTGTAAGGCAGAATCAATATACGCCACCCCATAGGTTCAGGCAGTTTTGCTAATGATTCGGCTTCCCAGTCTATTTTAGAATTTTTTGGTAGCTTGTACACTGGCGTTTCAGGCACAGGCTGTGTAAATGTAGCTTTTTCAGTCATATTGTACTTTCTTATGCAGGCTGTCTATTTCCTGTTGTATGTTTGCAAGTTCTGCGAGGCGTCCTCGCAACTCCTTGAGTGTAGATAAATCTTCTATCGGTCCAGTTAATATCTGTTCTTCTATTTGAGTCATCCGCTCACGAATTATCTTACGTAGTTTTTCGTGAATGTAAAGGTCGCTCATGTAACTTTTGTAGCTTTTTTTGATTTTTTTGGTTTTTTACGTGCCGTTTTTGCAGCATTTACAAAATCTTGCTTGCTCGGTGCTCCTTTTTGTCCAGGCTTACGTGGTTTTTTACCACTCATTCTTCTCTTGCGGATGTTTTCGTATAAACTCATTTTGTAATCCCCTTTTGTTTCTCATATGTACGTAATCCACCGATACCTAACATACCACCGAGCACTGTCAATAGCGTACCCATATCAAACTCGGGCAGTTCTGGTATCTCAGCACCTGCAATTGATGCTCCGAATATAATTAAATCTTTTAATATAAAATGATATGCAAAAGCTATAGCACAAACCCAACCAACAGCAGGTCTCCATCCCCCCTTAAAAAATGAGCCACTTGCTGCTTCCGCTTTATTGACTTCTATTTGTGCTAAATTTAATTCTTGTGCATGTTTTTGGCTCATCGTCGCTATTTCATGTGCGAGAGCAGCTTTTTGATCTTTATCTTCAATAAATTTATCTAATAACCCACTTACTGGACCGACTAAAGTTGATATTAAACTCATTTAACCTCTCCTTTATCTGCCCTTTTTGCAAGCTGATTAAAACCAATAAAAGAAGCCAATACACCCATATTAGATAAAACCCATATTTCGGCTATACCCGATAAATGATCTATTCTTTCAATGGGTACAAGGGGTGTCATCAATACAATTATAAAAGCTGTTACGGTAAGAGCACTAAACCACACAAGATAGCGTTGCTGATCTTCTTTTTTATCACGATTTTCTAAAAGCACCATACGTTCTTTGATAGCCATTTCTCTATCAGTTACAACGCCATCACCATTAGTATCGGCTTTTTCCCAAACTGAACCTTTTTCTAGTGTTTTTTGGCTCAACGAACGCCTCTAAATTTTATACCTCGTATTGCCGCTCCCCCTCCTCGTGAAACATTTGGTGTATCAGATCGTATTTCTGTTGCTACCATTCTAGCTTTGTTTTCACCTTCTGGTGGCGAACCTTTTGCACGTTTGACTGGACCACCATACATATACTTACCACGAAAATAATCAGGGTCTATTTGTATAATCTCAGCTTCAACTTCGTTTTCGTTATCTGACGTCATACTGCCCTCAAGTTCTTTAATACGTTTTACCATATCATCACTAAGTTTTTTCTCTGCCATTAGTTGCCTCCTCTGTTGACTGTCCGTTGTAATGCAATTTGTGCTCGCATGTTTGCAATATCTTCTGTACTAGCAATACGTTCACGAGCAAGTTGTGCCTGTTGGTCAATACGCATTTGGTCTAACATATTTTCCGCTTGATCTTGTTGAGCATCTTGCTGTTGTTCTTGTTGACGTAATGCTAACTCTTGTGCTTTTAAATCTACCAGTGGATCTTTACCCATCGCCCCTAGCACTTCGTTTTCTTGTTGTAAATACGCATTTTGCAGTTCAGCTTCTACTTCTGCCACTCGGCTTGCCAATAAAGCAGGTTCTAATTGACCTTGCCCTTGTTGCATTTGCATTTCCTGTTGTACCATCATCTGTGCTTTCATACCAATATGCTGGAATATATGGGATTGTAATATCTGCATCATAGCTGGATTACCACGTATTACATTGCTTGTCATGTAATTTAAATGAGCACTTATATGGGCATCATGGTTTTGGTCAGGGAACGCCTGTAGTTGTTGTCTACCAACCAATGCCATTTGCACAATACCGTTTTCCTGTACAGGGTTCATAGGCATGGGCTGTGCAGGAGGAGGCAATATTTGTTCTACATTATCAACATTCAAGGCATTATACATACGTCTATACGCTTCATACACATTATGAATATCTGGTTTTGCAGAAGCCAATTTTAATTGTTCTTGAGCTAAACTCACTCGTTGTGACATACTAAAAATGTTTGGGTTTGCCACTGGTATAATATCAATACGCCCATCAAAATCTGCCTGCTTCATTCCAGGCTGAGCACCATTTACATTATAAGGGTAATCGCTAGGGTCTAATGCAATAATATCAGACAATAACTTAAACTCTTGCTTCATAGCATTATATAATCGCTTATGCACCGCCGACATAATACGGCTACCACGTTCTAAGAGTGCTATCGTCGTACCTACTGGCATTTCTGTATTTTGCACATTACCAGTACCAATATCTGTTGTCCCTACAAATTTTTGAGCTGCTTGCACTACAAAACCAAGTAATTGGAATAATGTTGCACTTGGTTCTTTATAGGGTAGCGGTAATAATGAACTCCGCAGTTCTGTACCTATTACATCAACATCTCGCCACTCTCCAGGCTGAAGCGGTTGGTCATCATCGCGGATACGTAAACCACGTGACTTGAATCCTGCAGGCATATTGGCTAAAGTTCCTGCATCTACCAACTGCCGTAAGTTTGCTGTAGCTGTACGTGATAAGTTACCTAACAAATGTATCAAGCCATTACCATAAAACCCTAATCCAGGAGTAAACATATAGTGAACAAAAAACTGTTTCTTACGTTTTTGCAGATCATTTGCATCAAAATTCCTATAAACAGACAAAACATCACCAGAATCTGCAGAAACAGTAACAATATACGGTAATTTTATGCCTGTTGGCTCATTTTGGGCATCAACATCAGGAAAATCTTCTAAATCTAAGTAACAATGCGTTTCATAAAGCGATATTTCTTCATAACTTCCTACTTTTTCAACTCCTGTTAGCTCTTCTTTAGTGTAATCGAGGTCTGATTGCTCACCATCACCCCCTTTTATCTCAACATCATCATAAAATCCGCTCACTTGCAGTTTACGTAAGTCATTAGGCGACATTTTTATAATATGTGTTACTCTTTCAGCACTATTTAAGTCCGTAGCATTATAAGGTACAAGTAAATCTTCTGCCTGTACAAACTTTGACACCTGTCTACCCATCTGTGGGTCACGGTATACCTTTTTAAACGCCGATCCACACAAACCTAAGTAATATAACATCTGATCAAACTCAGCATCATACTCTTCCATAGTATGCACTATCTCATAATTCATGTAATCTTTCACACGTTCAGCTTGTTTTTCGAGCTCAGGTGTAATATCACCAACTACTTGTGTGCGTACAGGACCACTGGGAGGTAAGAGTTCCTTATACGCTTGTGATTGAAACTGGGACACTGCTTCATTTAACATCGGATGTATTACACCTGTTGCTCCTTGGAAGGGTTCAGTACGATTTTCGTACTTAATACCTAACAACTCTAATCCTTTTATATAGGTATTAATCCATTCTTTTCTGGCACTTTTATCTTCATCAACTTTTTCAAGCACCATACTGCTAATACCTGCAAGCTCATCATCATTCAACGCTTCCACAAGGTTACTGCCAAACGCCATCTCGGGTTTTACCACATCTTCTGGACCTACATCAACACTACCATCTTCATTAACTACTGTTTCTGTTGGTAACTCTACTTCAATATCATCACCAAGCTCAGGTTCGAATGGTCGATTGACCAATGTAAATTCTTTATCGATATTATCGTATGGGCTTTTTTGTTCAGCCATCCTTTTTTCCGCCCTGTATTACAGTAAATTTAGGTTTTTTTGCTTTTGCATCCAAATTGTTAAAAAAATTATTCATTTTTTCCTGTAACTTTTCTAACGTAATCTGCAAATCAGCCGTAGTAGGCGTTTTGTCGGGGTGGTAAGTCTGTTTCATCTCTAAAATCCTCTGGATGTGTTATAAAGCCACCTTCTCTAAATCGGCGTAAGGCTTGTGTAACCGTATCAACATAATCATCGTGCTCCCCTGCTGGAAAAGAAGCACATTCTTCCATAACTTCTTCAGCCCATCTCTCTTCTGGACACCATACTAACCCACTTTCTAACATCGGTGCAACTGAATTTACTCGCGTAAACTTATCATTACCTCTACTTGGGCTATAATTCTGTACAGGAATGCCCATAGACCGTAGTTCTTGCGTTAAAGGCATACCCGAAGCTTTTGCTTCTATTAAAACACATTCCGGATCCCAATATTCGTATTCTTCATGGGCGATACGCCTTAATTCAGGAAAATCCCACCGTCCTCGCCGTGCATCACACAGAATAATATTAGGCTTCATCTTATCTTCATCATTATAAAAAACACCCCACGTTGTAATCGCACTATAATCAGCATTCGTCTGCTTACTAAACGCCGTATCATAACTCTGCATCACATATTGCAGCTCAGGTATCTTTTTCTCTTTCCATATACGCCACCAATCACGCTTTAATATCGCTCCACTTTCACTCGTAGGGTTCTGTTGCCAC